TGTTCCTGGTGCTGCTGTAGTTACAGGAAACGTAACTGGTGCAAATTTAATTTCTTCAGGAAATGTAATTAAATCAAATGCATTACAAGCATCTGACGCTGGAAATATTATAAGCCAAAGTGGTACAACAATTACTTTAGGTGCTTCAGGTGATACAATCTCACTTGCTAGTGGTGCCTCACAAACAGGATTTGGAAGAACAGGAACTGTTGATTGGCAGACTGGAAGTATCAAAACATCTAATTTTACAGCAGCAAACGGAGAAGGTTATTTTATAAATACAACCTCTGGATCTATAACAGCGACTTTACCATCATCACCAAGTGCTGGTGATATTGTTGCTTTAGCAGATTATGCAAACACTGCTGACTCAAATAATATTATTGTAGCTAATAATGGATCTAAAATTATGGGTGTTCTAAATAATTTTCTTATTTCAGTCGAAGGTTCATCTGTAACTTTTGTTTTTATAGATTCAACTCAAGGATGGAGACCTACAGATGCTTCTAAAGCGACAGACGTAACAGAACAAGCTGCATATATTTCAGCGACTGGAGGATCAATAGCAACTTGTGGGGATTTTAAAATACATACATTTACAGGCCCGGGAACTTTTTGTGTTTCAGCAGGATCAGGATCAATAGCTGTAGCAGATTATAGAGTTGTTGCTGGCGGTGGTGCAGGAGGTGCAGTGTCAGGTGGTGGCGGAGCTGGTGGTGGTCATAGAACAAATTATCCATCTGGATGTTCAGGTATACCTATAAGTTCAGGTGCTTATCCTATTACAGTTGGTGCTGGCGGTTCAGCTCAATCAGGTAATTTTGGTAACTCAGGATCAAATTCAATTTTTTCAACAATAACATCAGCTGGTGGCGGTGGAGGTGGTGGAGGAAACGATGGTCCAGGCCCTGGAGATAATACAGGAAGATCAGGAGGATCTGGTGGAGGCGGTGGTGGAGCAGGTCCAGATGGAAGTGGAGCAAACCCTGGAGGATCAGGAAATTCTCCTCCTGTTAGTCCATCACAAGGAAATGATGGAGGCCCATCATCACCTTCTCCCGCATCAAATACACGTCATGGTGGCGGTGGTGGTGGAGCAGGAGCAACAGGTGGAACTTCTCCAACTCCTAACAGAGGGGGATTTGGTGGAAATGGTACAGCCAATTCAATTACAAATTCGCCTGTCACTTACGCTGGTGGTGGCGGTGGTGGATCAAGAAGTCCAGGTTTTGGATCAAGTGGCCCAAGTGCACCTGGAGGTTCAGGTGGCGGTGGAAAAGGTGGCGGTGGCCCAGATGGTGGAGCTAATGGAGCTGCTGGAGGTACTAACCAAGGTGGCGGTGGTGGTGGAGGACAGTATGCTTCTGCAGGTGCAGATACAGGTTCTAATGGTGGCTCTGGTATAGTAATAATAAGATATAGGTTTCAAGCATAATTATGGCAAGTAAAATTAAAGTAGACAATATAACAGACCAAGATAATAACGCAGTTATTTCTAGATGTGGTTCAACACACACAGTAACTGCTGAGGTTTATAAAGCAGATACTATTCAAGACACTAATGGAAATGCTTATTTTGATAAATGTGGAACTGCAATTACAATAGGTGGGGGAAGTGATACAACAACTTTTCCTGGTGCTGCAGTTGTAACTGGAAATGTAACTGGAGCAAATCTTATCGCTTCAGGTAATGTTATAAAATCTAATGCGTATCAAGCATCTGATGGTGGAGTAATTATAAGTCAATCAGGAACCACTATTACACTTGGAGCAAGTGGAGATACTGTTCAACTCGCTGCAGGAACAACAAATGAATTAGGTGGTGGCGGTGTTGATTGGCAAACTACACCAAAGACTGCTAATTTTAATGCGTCTGCGGGAGAAGGATATTTTATAGATACATCATCAAATACAGTAACTGTTACTTTACCTACAGGGGTAGCAGGAGAATCAGTAACTGTTTTAGATTATATATCAAATGCAAATACAAAATCTATTATTTTTGCTCCACAATCTGGAGAAAAAATCGAAGGAGCAACTTCTGGACAAGGTGTTACTGCAAATAGACAAGCAACAACATTAACTTATTCAGGTGCTACTCAAGGTTGGTTAGTATCAAGTTCTGGAGATTCAGGACCTATTCAAACACCAACAATTACTTTTACAACCGCTTCTGGTTCATTAGGAACTTTATCAGATACTCAAAGATCAGATCCTGCAGGAAACTTATCTTCTGCTGGAGGAACAGCTTCTTTTGGTACATTATCTTTTTCAGTTCAATCTGGATCTTTACCATCAGGAGTAACTATAAATTCAAGCACAGGTGCTTTTGCGGGAACTGCGAATGCTGTTGCAAGTGAAACAGTATCAAGTTTTACTATTAGAGCAACTATTACAGAAACAGGAACTACTTCTGATAGAGCATTTACTATAACTGTTTCAGCTCCAACAATTACTTTTAACACTGCTTCAGGTTCATTAGGTACTTTAAGTGGTTCTACACAAAGAGCTGCCCCAAATACAAACTTATCTGCTGTAACTGCTACAACGTCATCAGGTACTTTAAGTTATTCAATACAATCAGGGTCTTTACCAGGTGGACTTACACTTACCTCTGCAACTGGTGCATTTTCTGGAACAGCGACTAATCCAGGATCTTCAACTGTTTCAAGTTTTACTGTTAGAGCAACTAATACTTCAGGGACAACTTCAGATAGAGCATTTACTATTACAGTAAACCCAGATCCTGCGTTTGTAACAGCAACAGGTGGTACAGTTGCAACATCAGGTGATTTTAAAATTCATACATTTAACGGTCCTGGTACTTTTTCAGTTTCTTGCGCTGGAAACCCAACAGGTTCCAATACTGTAGATTACATGGTAGTAGCAGGTGGAGGTGGTGCTCAAACTTCAGGACCTGGTGGTAAAGGTGGAGGCGGTGGAGCTGGAGGATTTAGAACATCTTCTGGTGCAGCAAGTGGATCTTATTCAACATCTCCTTTAGGTTCAGGTGTTAGTGCACTTTCTGTAGCAGCTACATCATATCCAATTACAGTTGGTGGCGGAGGTGGTGGCTCTCCAAATATTACTGGATTAGCTAACAGTGGGGGAAATTCAACTTTTTCAAATATAACATCTGCAGGAGGTGGGGCTGCTGGAGGTAATGAAACATCTGCTAACGGAAATGTCGGTACACCTGGAGGATCTGGTGGTGGCGGAGGTGGTGGAGGATCACATAATGGTTCTGGTGGTTCTGGAAATACCCCACCTGTTAGTCCACCTCAAGGAAATCCTGGAGGTGCATCAACTCCTAATGGCCCTAGCCAAGAAGGTGGTGGTGGCGGAGGTGCTGGCGGTAGCGGAGGCACAAATGAATTAGGACCTGGAACACCAAGTACAATTACAGGATCTGGTATAACTTATTCTGAAGGAGGATATGGTTTTTCAAATGACCAACCTTCTCCTAAAGCTCCAGGACCTGCAAACAGTGGTGATGGAGGAAGTGGAACTAGAGGTCAAAACACTCCTGCAGCAAGTGGTGGATCAGGTATTGTGGTAATAAGGTATAAGTATCAATAGGTAAATTATGAGTGAATTAAAAGTAAATAAAATTAGTCCAAGAACAAATTGTGGAACAGTAACTGTTGGAGATTCTGGAGATTCAGTATCGGTAACAGCAGGTGTTCCAGTAACAGTTAATGGTGATTTAAAATCAAATGCATTAAAAGCAACTGATGGTGGCGTAATTTTAAGTCAATGTGGAACTGCTAATACCATTGGTGCTGCTGGTGACACAGTCACAGTTGCTGGAAATGATATTAGATCCAACGATTATAAAGCTGCTGATGGTGGAAATATAATCAATCAATGTGGGGCAAGCATAACTTTAGGTGCCAATAATGATTTTATAAAATTAGGAACAGGTGCAGGATTTTCTGGTGGTATAGGTACAGTTAGATGGGAAACAACTGCACAAACTGGTAATTTGAGTGCAACAGCTGGAAGAGGTTATTTTATGAATACAACTTCAGGAGCTTTGACACTTACACTACCTGCGTCACCCAATGCTGGAGATATTGTAGCTGTAAAAGATTATGCTAACACTTTTGATACTAATAATTTAACAATTGCAAGAAATGGGTCTAATATTGGTGGAGCAGCATCGGATAGTGTTTTATCAACTGAGGGAACTTCAATTACTCTTGTTTATGTTGATGCTACAAAAGGATGGTTAGTAGTTCAAGAAGGTGCTCAATCAGATGCTCCTCAACCAACATTTATACAAGCGACTGGTGGAACTACAAATGATGTAGGAGATTATAGATATCATGCTTTCACAGGTCCAGGGACTTTTTGTGTATCGGCAGTAGCTAATCCACTAGGTGGACCAAATAATATTTGTTTTATGGTAGTTGGAGGTGGTGGCGGAGGCCAACAAGCCTCAGGTGGCGGAGCAGGCGGAGCAGGTGGTTTCAGAACTTCAACTTCTTCTCCGATATCAGCTCAAGCTTATCCAGTAGTTATAGGTGCAGGTGGTGCAACTGGAACTACGACAGGCGTAGCAGGAGCAAATGGAAGTAATTCAGTTTTTAATTCAATAACATCAACTGGTGGTGGCGGAGGTGGAGCTGGATGGACAGGTCCTGCAAATGCTCCTCCATCAGAACAAGGTCAACCAGGTGGTTCAGGTGGTGGAGGTGGTGCAAGATATGTAGTTGGTGGAGGAAGTGGCTCTGCTCCTGGAGGAAACGGAAACACACCTCCTGTTAGTCCATCCCAAGGAAATCCAGGTGGAAATGGAAGTCCTGGAAATAATTTAACAGACATGAATGCAGCTGGCGGTGGTGGTGCTGCTGCAAGTGGAGGAAATGGAACTCCTACAACAGCAGGTGCAGGTGGAGCAGGATCTCCTGTAACAGCTATCTTTGGTCCTTCACAACCTTTTTATTTACCAGGCCCAGATGCTGGGTTTTATGCAGGTGGTGGAAGTGGATTTAGATATCCGTCAGGTGGTCTATCTCCTTTACCTCCTATTGCTGGTGGAATAGGTGGTGGTGGAAATGGTGATTCTAATTCATGCGGTGGTGGAACGGGAGGAACAGCAAATAGTGGCGGTGGAGCTGGCGGTGCACCAAGTGGTAGATCAGCAGGTGGTGGTTCTGGAATGGTAATTATTAAATACAAATTTCAATAGTTGAATGAATAAAATTTATAATATATAATAGGAGATAATTATGGCACATTTTGCAAAACTAGGATCTAACGGAAAAGTTATTCAAGTATTAACACTTGATAATAAAGATATGCTAAATGCTGATAACGTTGAAGATGAAACAGTAGGACAACAATATTTAGAGACACATAATAATTGGCCTGCACAAATGTGGATTCAAACATCTTACAATACATCAGGTGGTACACACAAAGATGGTGGTACACCTTTTAGAGGAAACTATGCAGGCATAGGTTATACTTGGGACGAAGATGATCAAATCTTTTGGCCTAAAAAACCTTATGCATCTTGGGTAAAACATAACGAATCAGCTTCTTGGAAGTCACCAATCGGGGATGCTCCTGCATTGACAGAAGAACAAACTTCACAAAATGAAGCTAATACTCATGAATGGCATTACGTTTGGAATGAAGAAAATACAACTTGGGATTTGACAGACAGTAAAGCATAATTGATCTAAATCAATTGACACCAAAAATGATGAATGTATATATTACATTCAGGTATGCAAAAGAAAGTATTAACAGAGCAAGCTCTATATTACGGTGATGTAGAAATGCCTGAAGATTGGGACATTGACCGAGATAAATTAGCAGAAGATATTTTAAAATCACAACTCAATAATAAAGATTTTCCGTTCTCACGAATTTGGGATATGTTAAATACCTATATGCGAGATCACGTTGGTCTTAAATATGGTGTTAATTTAGTCAACAAAGAAACGTGGGGAGATGTTTACACACCTAATGAAACAACAATACCATTATTAAATATTGATCCAGTGGATCTACGTAACTCTCCAGACTTTACTTTATTATATGGTGTAAAAGTCAAAGATTGTACGGTTCGAATACACTTTGAAGATAACAGACGTAAAGGAAGAAGTTGGGATATAGAACTTAAAAATAATATGTTCATTATGTTTCCATCAACTAATATGTATTACTTAACTAACAATCAAAAAGATTCATTAAACTTTGTACAAACAATAACGTATGAATATATCTAATTATTATTGGTATTTTAAATCTGCATTAACCCCTAGATTTTGTGATGAAGTAATACAATACGCTAATTCTAAAAAAGAAGAAATGGCAAGAACAGGTGGTTTTGGAGATAGAGAATTAAATAAACAAGAAGTTCTAGATTTAAAAAGAAAAAGAAATTCAGATTTAGTATGGCTTAATGATACTTGGATATATAAAGAATTACATCCATATGTGCACGAAGCAAATAGACAAGCTGGTTGGAACTTTGATTGGGAAAGAAGTGAGTCTTGTCAGTTTACAAAATATAAACACAACCAATATTATGATTGGCATTGTGATAGTTGGGATAA